TTTAGGTTTGCAAGGTCGCTATCGTTGAAATTAATAGTAGGACTAGCATCGCCTAAAGTTAAATCGTTGGCTACAACTGTGCCAGTAACGTCTATGCCTGTGGAGCTAACTAAAACTCTTGTTGCATCTGCTGCTCTCAAAATCATCGTGTTATCAACGTGATTGTATTGAATACGACCAACATTAGAATCTGAAGCATCAGCGAAATTAATAGTTCCCACAGAAGAATCAGAAGAGTTTAGCGTCAAATCCGCAACGGCAGAGTTGTCACCTATTCTTGCAATATTACCTAGTTGCGTTATTCCTCCTACATCAACAGTAAGACCACCCATTGTGGCTGTGCCAGTAACGTTTATACCTGTGGCTGTGGTGGCTAGTTTTATGGCGTTGTCGTGATATAGAGTCACTGCACCGTTATCTACAAAAGATGCAAGAGTTTCTCCAGAACCTTGAATATAAACACCTGCCCCGTTGTTAGAACCAATGTACAAGTTTCCAGTTCCGCTTTCATCAATATAGCTGTGTGCCCCTGTATGATAGAGTTTTAAATCATCACCTGCACCAAACGTAGCCTTGTCGTTGTCACCAAAGGACAGGTCGCCCGTCATGCTGTCGCCAGCACGAGAGACTGACTCTGTGTCAGCTTGAGTACTTAAATCATTTAGGGACGCTGCTGTTACTCGAAGAGCAACCTCAACATCTGAAGAATGACTGATAGCTGTGGTGTCGTCTTGACCTCTGACGACCGTGAATGTAGTGCCAGACACGGAAGTTACTTTAACAACTTCCGATCCCGAACCTATACCTATAGAAGCATAGAAATAATCTCCGCCCCCCAATGAAGGGAATGAAGACGCGCTTGTTACACTGATAGACGTTGCCGAAGAGGAAACGCCACTAGCCAGCGTAGTGCTAGCTAGGTTCGAGAACTTAATCGCCATTTATGGCTCCTAGCTAGCTGAGATGGTCCACTGGACAGAAAGGCTATCTGTCGGGGCTTTGTTTATAATCGAGAACACAGTTCTACAAAGCATTGTTCCGTTCGAGGAAGCGTTAAAGATTCCAGCCTCTACTACTCCGGCATCAGATGACGGTGTTTGAGCAGGGAAAGTACCTACATAAACAACATCGTTACCCGAGGGAGTTGTACTTGCTAGAGCTACGCGAGCCACTTCACCACCAAGTGTGGTGTTGCTGGTTATAGCAGCAGTGTTGGTAGTGCCAATAGCCATATGGCTCATGACATTTGAGGAGGTGCCAGCGATACGTGAGGCTACAAAAGCCTTACCGCTAGCAACAACTAGGTTGGGGATGTTTTGGGTTTCTTTGATCGAGCCATCTTCTGCAACTAAATTTACAGTAAGACAACCCGTCAGTTTAAGATCATCGACGATCATTGTAAGTCTCCGGATTAATCAGCATTCAATATAATATTGCCGATATTCCGTTGACTGGCTTGCCACGATAGATTCGCAGTAGATGTCAATGGATCGACAATACTTGTACTGTCAGTACTTTCTGATCCATGAAGACAGTTTTGTTTTCTCCTTGCATTATAGAGTTTTAAACTCTATTTGACAAAGTAAATAAATCCTGCTCTGCCTCTCATTCTATCACGCATTGAGAACCATGTTACCAACAAGTGCCTTATTTAATAGGGCACTAGTGATCATGTGATCGAGTTCAATGACATCTGTCAAACCAACGATATTGGTCTTCACCCCGATGACATCCTTATCTACCTGAGAAAAATCATCTAGCGTGTAGTAGTCCTGAAGCACCGTGTTAATCGTGAAGCCTGTGATGCTGTCAGAAAATCCAAATGAGTCAGTTGGCTCTCCTGTTACGGTGACCACGCCGGAGACTTCAGTGAATATGAAGTTGTAAGGCTGTCGCGTCATGACAGGCTGGTCAGCCAAGGCAAAGTCAGACTGACTGACCTTGATAGAACTAAACGTGACAGCATCGCTCAGTAGCGTTGCGTCCGTGGCAGATTTAACTACATCGGTTGTTAGTGCGTCGGTCAGTGTGGTCTGATCACTACTAGTCTTAATAAAATCAAAGACAGGAGGATTAGAGTGCATGCTGAACTGATCAGCGACAACCTTGCTAAACAAAAACGTAGGCGCATCAAAGAAACCGAACTGATCGTTTATTGGGATTATAGTTTTTTCAGCATTAACGTGAACGTCAAAAAGAAAAAGGTTTTGCCAATTAACTGAAGTTGCTGACAAGTCCATCTTGCGATGAGCTGAGCTAGCTCTTAAGGATTTGTGGCGGATCGATGCGAATATAGCCATGAGCCGTTAACCGAACTGACTGCGGACTTTGAACTTAATGAGGTCCAATACTGTCTGCGTTCGACCCGTCGAGTCGGTAAACTCTATCTCGCCTTCTAAGATGCCGCTGTTCGCCAAGGTATCCGAATCAAACAAGAAAGTAACTTTACCCGCAGTCGGAGAGGTTACTACTCCGATAAGCGTATCGACGAGATCAGTATTACCGATTACTCGGACGCGCATTCTTACGGAGCCACCAGTCAAGTCTAACGCGGCAAATGTCTCAGGGTCGCCGTCATCAAGGACTAACCCTGCGGCAGCTGTGTTGCTGTCTTTAAGTGTGATCTCTATCTCTGGGAGCTGGTCTCCCTGAACAAGATCAATAGTTGTAAGGTATGCCATTAAATAAATGCCCTCGATTTACACGTTAATGAACCACCGCTAAAGCCATATTTCACTTGGCGAATTACCCGACCTACTGCGCGCTCAAATAGCTGTTTGTTTACTCCAGCAGCATTTGGGTTTGACCATGGCTGAGAACTCATCATCTGGAGCCGGTACAAAGCACCGTGAGTGATTAACTCTCTATGCTCTTTGCCAACCGTGTCAGGAATGCTTGAGCTGGTTGACGTAGGCTTGACTGAGTACATCACTCGAATCCTAGCCGCTGCTGCGGGAATAGGAGCTAAGTAAAAGTCGGTGTTGTCACGCTGGGCATAGTACCGTGGAGTACCCTTCGTGCTTTCATCTCCGAGTCTCTGCAAAAGCTCACTGTAACTAATAGGCTTAAGCGGAGTAGTGTTGCTGAATATATCGATAATGTGGTTTAGCTCAGTACCTGACGGTAGAGATACCGCGTACTCGTTAACACCACTAATCACCGCCATGAACTCAGGCTCAGGCATGTAGATATCTGACCTGCTGCAAAAGTCTATTGCAGAATCGCGTATTGCCCGCTCAATTATAAAGTCGGGTGCGCCCTGTACTTCGGGTCGAACATACAGATTCAGATCAGAATATTTCATTAACCAACACCGCCCGCACCAGCCGAGGCAGGTACTGGAGTAGTTGCGCCATCAGCTTGAGTCTTTACACCCAGCGCGTTAGCGAAGCTTTGGTAGTGCATCATTGCTCTCTGCGCGTTACCGGCAAACTCAGAATCTTTCTGATATGAGCGATACAGTACATAGTCCAGTATGCAATTCGCATAAACATCATCAAGGCTAATTACTTGAACGTCTGTTGCAAAGTTGGATACCGAGATCTCTGGAGGTGATGAGCTGTAAACAATCTCTAGAGAATGCGTACCGCTATCACCTTTGGGGTATACGTAAAAATTCTTAGGATCAGCAGGATCATAAATGAAATGCTCGATCTTGTTAGTTGAAGCTACGGTCTCATGCCAGTTCGGAAGCGTCTCATCTAGGATGCGCTTCTGCACTTGGGTAACGGCTCTACCGCCCACGTTTCGCACTACTTCAATCAATCGTAACGCCGCGCTCGGAAGTGTCTGCTTACTACCATCAATGCAATCATAGTTAGTGTTAACCATCTTTGCGTCTGGTCTATGCAGCACAACTTCTTTCTGTGCGTCGTTAAAAAACTTTAAAAGCTCTTCTTTTGGAAACCGGACGTTCGTATTATCCTGAAGAATAATCCCAGCCCGATCTAAAACATCTACTACTTTAGTTGTCGCCATTGTCTGTCTCCCACTCAATTATTTGTAAATCGGGGTTATTCTTGAAGATCGGGTTGTACTCGAACTCATTTCCGGTAATCACATTTTTAACCCGCTTTGGGACGAGTTGTTTCTGGACGGGCTGGGGATTAGCTTTATTCTTGGCTAATTGCTGCACCTGCTCTTCGAGCTGCGCGAGCGTCAAGCGCCTATCCAGCTTCACGCCAAATTCTTCTTTGGCTTGAATGAATACATCGTCTTTCTTCGTGTTAGATTTCTTAGTCATAAGAGTCTCTCTAAAAAACAGGAGAGCAATACTTGTTTTTTAATTCCAAGTATTGCCCCCTATTTAAAGAACTAACTTAGTTCCACTTACCAACTACAAGTGCGTCTGGAGTAACGACCTTAGAGCCGTAAACTTTCAGACCACGTACTTGATCGCCGAAAGTGCTTTCCATGCGAACAGTTTCAGTGTTGGTGAACTGTGACGCGAAGGACAACGCTTTTGGGTGACCGGCAAGGACGTGGGTATAGCCCGCGTCGCCACCAGATGCTGGCTTGTAAACCATGTTGCTTTGGAAAACCTTGAAACGGTCAATCATGCCAACCAAACCGTTACGGAGAGGTGAAGTAGCATCGCCAGTCAGGTAAGCCTGACGCAGCTCTGACTGCTTAAGCATAGAGATGTACTCTGGAGATAGGACGATGTAGCGACCTTCTTCAGGGATGTTCAGCTCATCTAACTGCTTAGACATGATCAAGATGTTTTCGAGGATGTTGGCGGTAGTTACATCAGTCTGTGCGCCGATAGTAGTAGCACCAGTTACAGCGCCAGCAAGAACTTCGGTTTCAACAGCAATACGCATACCTTCAGAGGCATCAGTAGATGCGCCGTCAAGCATGTTGATGTCAGCCTGTGCTGCCAGCACGTCGTCTACTTTAAAGCTGTAGTACTTAGCTTTATCGATAAGCATCTCGATTTTAGCAGTAGTAAGCTCTTGAGTAGTGATACTACCCGTGTAGTCATTGATCGTTACAGCCGGAACTGTACGGATAATAACCTTGTCGCCTTGACCGGAGATTTCACCCTCGTAGTCGGTGTTGCTGATTTCGGGCAAGATTGACTTGCTGTAAAACTTAGCCTGAAGGAGTTTGGAAAACACCTCGGGGATAAAGTTAGCTTCTGATGTAGCACCCGTTGAAAATTGTGAAAAAGACATTTTATTACCTCACAAGAGATTAGCGGCGTATCGATCCACTTTCCATTGCCTTGAGTATTTCTGTTTGATGCTTTTCAAACGTTTTGTTTGGCATCCTCATAATCTCATCGACAGTCCAGTATTTCTTATCGCCTTTTAAATTAGACTTTCGAGCCTTGGGCATCTTCGGTTCTGCAACCGATTTTGCTCGCTCTAAAGTCTGCTCTTGCAGCGTAGGAGCTGGTGCGCCCATAGCAACCTTAAACCTAGTAAGGACAGTGTTCACATCATTAGAAGACCCTTCTTGTATCCAAGTCTTCGTTTGAGAATCTGCGTCCTCCAGCCAGTTCAACCAGTCTGCCGTATCAATAAGTTGATCGACATCAGGGTGTACCGTCCGAATCCGCTCAAAGTGCTCAGCTTGCGCCTGCGCTTGAATCTGTTGATATTTACTCTGTTCTTGCTCGGCTAAAGCCTCTTTGGCTGCGCCAACTTCATCCTGTGTTCTCTTCAACTCGTCAAGTAAAGGTCCAGCTAGATCGGGGTAATCTTCCCTTATCTGAGCCAGCTTACTTTCGTCTTTCGAAGACTCCACAAGTTGACCTTTCAACTCAGTAATACTTCTGATCAGGTCGGCATTTTGCCGCTTCAAGTCAGCAGTTTCCTGCGTTGCTTTGGTCATTCTCGCCTGTGCGCCCTTCATAGCTTTCTCGGCTTTTTGCAAAGCCAACTTCAGTTCAGAGTCATCGCTGCGTACCGACTCTTCATCTGTGTCCTCATCCGCCTGAACTTCAGCCATATCCGTGGGATCGGGGGCTTCTACTTGCAACTCTTCGGGTTCTTCTGGGGTATCCTCTAGAGGTTGATCCGCCTCTGGGTTCTCAGTCTTACCTTTAGTCATTTGCTCGTACAGTTCTCGTGCTTCAGCTTCCAGTCGCGCTGGGTCATTTCTCTTTGACATTGTTATTTCCTTCGAGTCCCACATTGGGATATTCGTTAGTCTATTGCGGATGTCCTTTTAGGGGTCCGCGCTTTGTCTAGAACGGCTTTTGCCGCGTCTTCAAGGTCAAGCATGAAGCGAAGCTCTAATAGCCTGCCCTGCTCGAACCTAAAATTTGTCTCATCTGCTTTTTCTAACAACGCCTGAGCGCTGTCGAATCTGGCTTTAATTAAGTCAGAAAGGAGCTGCCATTCCGGCATCGCCCTGAGGCGGAGGACCGCCTGCGCCTGCTCCTTGTTGCATTTGAGCTTGCTGTAATTGCTGTTGTTGCTGCTGTAATTGTTGCTGTTCAAGAGCTACTTGCTCCTCAGTCTTTATAATATCGTCGGGTTCAATATCCATACTTGAGGCAATGTCTCTAAGCAGCTGTGTGCGCTTAATAACACCGCTCTGGTCTTCACCAACAATGGATAGGAACTGAAGCAATCTCTGGCTTTGGATCTCTTTCTGAACAAGAGACGTGCTGCCCCGTGCAACAATTCGCAGGTCACCTTTTGACTTCTCGTTAGTTCCGAACTCCATGTTGAAGTGGAACAAGCTCTCGATCATTGGCTCAATCAGGAAGTCATCAATGTTTTTGATCGTGCTCTTTAGTGCAATGTTTGCCGCACCCATAAGCATCGACATACCGGTAGCTGTTTTGTTAAGACCCTGAGTCTGCTCACCATGTGTGTAGCTTGGAAGCGACGTGGTCTCGTCAGCGAATCGACGGAATATCTCTACAATCTGGTTCAGTCCGTTAGCATTTGCCACTGGCTGATACCATCTGACAGCAGGCATAGATCCGTCTCCACCTTCTCGGAGAAATACTCTCCAAGGGTGGATGTCGGTCGGGTCTTCTCCTGCTGCTAGCAAGTCGGTGTTTACTTCAACCATAGGACCAGAAGACAACGCCATGTTGTCCAGCCAGATCCGTGTTGCGGTATTCATAGTTCCCTGCGAGTCACGCATCATGCGAGGTACGCCTGTACCCCAGAACTGGTGCGGGCTGCGCTCATACGGGAAGATGTGGTATGGCATCTTGTATCCAGCTATAGGATTCAACATGACCTTTAATACTTTGCCGTCGCATACCCATACACAAGCCGAGTAGTCATCTGACAAGTCAGAGCCTTCCTCAAGCTCAATGCCGTGCTCTTCAAGCTCGTAACCGTCAACTGTCCCCCAATACTCCATAACAACGAAGCGGTTGGATTCAGAGTTCTCGTTAATACCTGCAATTCTTCGGCGGGTAGTCTCGTGATCCTCTTCGGTGTGATTGCCACTGCGGTGAATCTTAAGGAGATACTTGACCATCTCACCGTCAAACTGCGGGAGGTCAGCTAAGTCTCTCATCTGTCTGCGAGTCAGAACATGACGACGGAACAAACCATCGCAATCATCTAGCGTAGTGCAATATGGATCTGGGTATAGATCAAAGATACTGACACTCTCAACTTCAGGAGCGACAGTCTCGACAATATTTAACTGGTAACTTTGCTGACCTGTCTCAGGGTCTAACACCTGAGAGTAGGACTGCTTCTGATCTATACGTACAGTGCCTGACTTAACAGCACCGGAGCCAAAGATACACGCTTCAAGCATGCTTTCTTTTAGCTTCATCTCCGCGTTGGTCTCAACCAGTTGATCTTCAATATCAATGGTCATGGACTCGGCGGCTTGCTTTGAGATTTCTTTTTCAAACTCTAAAAGCTCTACCTCTATCTCTTCCATTCGGGCGGCGACCAAGTCCTGATTCATCATAGGATCTTGACCACTAGCCTGCATGATCTGATCCATAGCCATCTGGCGCATTTGCATCGCCTTCAGTGGATCGATCTGCGGAACAGGGGTTGGAGTTACTGAGAAGAAAATATCGCCGTGCTGAAACAACAGGTCAATGATTCGGCTGTAAGCAGCCATTACTTTTGTTCTTGTTAGCCCGACGAATACTTTTGATCGCGATCCAGATGCAGCGTTTAAACGTGCAAGGACATCAGGCTCATAGATACCCTGATACTGGCGCAAGTCTTTTAGCCACTCGTTTTCTGTTTCTCTACGGGCGTCTTTATATTCTTGAAATGTACCGG